ACTGAGTCTGCTGCGGCATCAATCAGCACCCGATAAGTATGGAACGCTCCGTCCTGCCAATTGAACTGGTAGTTGTAGATCGGAGTTGAGAGATCGCTACACAGGGTAACAACAGCTACCCCTGCAGATTCTTGCCAGGTGACAATCAGTTCACGAGGGCTGGCCGCTGTCCCAACATTCGCTGCCAGAACTGCATACGTGGGAGTTGCCGCCGTATACGAAGTGACCGCCATCTTTGTTTCGAGGATTCTGCCCCCATGGTCTGTGAAGGCAATCCCGGTCAGATCGATGTCAGCCCCGTAACCACCCGATCCCGTGATGGTGAGAGTCTTGATGTCGATTTCTGCTGTGGGGCTTCCAAACGCAGTCCAGATTGAAGACTCTTCTGGAGGTAAAAAGAGACAAGAGGCAGAAATTTCCGGAGTTGTGAACAATCTTCGAGCTAAACTTCCCGAAGGTTCAAGGTACATTAGGGGAGAAAACAGAACTCTCTTCTTCGTATTCTGGATCTCGATCTGGAGATCACCTGCCCCCAATGTATTTGAGTCCATCTGGAAGGTGGCGTCTACATCGATGTTGATGCCCGGTTTCAGGAATGGCTCTATGCGCCCATACCCATACGTGTAATCTAAGGTTGAGGAGGCACTCCCGCTTTTCAGGAGTAGCCGATTTACTGGACCTTCTACCTCATCATAACCAAAGCCTTGAGTACGGAACCAAACAGAGTTGGGGTCTGCTTTGGGGATCTCGCTCATCATGGATGCAACGACGAGGCCACGCCCGGAAATCATTCTTTGGTCAGGCTGAATCCCATAACGGAAGAAATTCCAAGTTGAAGAGTTTACAGCCTCCCTGGAGAGCGACCCCCAAAAGACCTGCCCTTCCCCATCGGCGTTGAGCATCAGGCCGGTTTCTGCGGGATCAGGGAAGGTAGAAGCACTCGTGGTGGTCAAGAATGAACCAGAGAGTGCTCCTGAAACATAAAGGGCTGCGGTTCCGTCTTCGGGGCTGGTCGTCAACTGGTAAGACAAAGTATTGTTGTAGAGAATCTCGAACACCATATCGATGTCCCGATTCCCCCACAACTTGTAATTGGCCGGAAATGTCCCTGTAATTGTGAGCGTGGAAGTGCCGTCCGTCTGATGCACCACTGAGGCCAGAGTGTAAATCCCAGCCTGTCCCCCAGTAAAGAGTTGGAACCGATCCCCTGCTTCGGTTCCGACGGGGAGGTCGGCGGTTGTGACTGTCAATGTTGTGGTGCTTGTAACCGTCCCATCTACGACGGGGCCAATGTCCCATGACACCTGAAGTTGTGGGTTTGCAGCGTCCTTCAAGAACCCAACGTGTTTGACCGCATTGATCTCCAGGCAACCCACAATCCACATTCGATGATTGTTGTGTACTCCGAAGCCAACCCCTGAGAAAACTCCGTGGGCTGTCGTCGTACTGTTTAGTTTAAATCTCCCCGCACAGACGACGGAGGAGGGAAAAGACAGATCGATGTCCCGAGAATAAAAGGCTGTTGTGTCGGAGCCGTCTGTTCCGGTGTGGACAAGATTATCCAGACCTAAAGTTGTGTCCGCACTAAAGCTACTTGCGATCTGTAGAGTGGATGAGCTACCAATGGTATCTGTGTAAATGGCAAAAGGTGCTGTGTCATTGACTGAGCAACCTGAGACAGCAGCTTCAATGACCGCTTTTATCTCGTCCTCAGTAACGACCGAAAGGTCAGCAACATTTCCTGTCCCTTGTCGTTCTACAGTCGAGAAGGCCAACAATCCCGCAGCATTTGCAGTCCCCCCCGTTACCTCAATATACGACCCTGACCCCAACGTGTCGGAGTAAAGGAGGATATTGAGTACAGGGAAAGAAGCGTTTACCTCTGCACGACCCCCTGAGATGCCCGCATTGATAACATTGGCCACTTCAACGGCAGTTGCCGCTGCGGGATTAGCAAAATCTCCGTCTACAAAGGTGATTGTCTGAGTCGCCCCCCGGTCCACCTTGAACGTCAGGGTTTTGCCACCCGAGAAATCCCAAGTTTCATTCTGCGACGGAACTGAGGCAGAAATCCCGGTAAATGTAACAGCAGTTTGTGTTCCGTTTACTACCACATTCAGAGTTTGTCCCGATGGGAACGGGAGCGTGGTCAGATCAAAAGGCCCCGTCAGGGTCGAGGTAACCTTCGCAGGTTGGTCTTTGGTCATGTCCGAGGAAACGGCATCAATCAGGGTATACGTTCCTGCCCCGACATCTACTGCCCCACTGTCTACCCCATTTAGTGTCCAAACAGGATCATCTGCCGTGGGAGCTACCAGAGCCTCATATGAAACCGCCTCTCCCTCTGGGATATCTTCAAGACCTGGTACCGCAATCGCATGGGGGTTCTGGTTTGTAAGCAAAAGAGTCGGATCATTCAAAGTAGCTGAATAATCTCGTTCAAGGGCATGGAACCGATGCCCGATGAGAAGAGGTTCAGGTCTTTCGGTTGGCCCCAGAACCACGCTCATGGGGAAACGCATTATGTCAGGCGTTCCCTTGGGGTAGGTCGGGAGGGTTTGAACTTGCTCCCCGTGCGCAGGAGGATAATGGTACCCTAACGGTCGGTTCCACTTGTTGAGAACAAGCCCGTTGGTGTTCAACCCCTCCATCTCCATGATGGGATTGTAGAACCACTTGTAATCCACCTCGACGGTGATCGTACCGATAGGCATCAAAGGGATCGGGATCAGGGTTTGGATCAGACCAATGTAGGGGTTCACCTCTGCCACTTCGACAGCGGTACCGTTTACCTCAACCGTCACATCTTCTTTCGATGCTGGGGTCGCATCTCCCCAACCTTTGACAACTGGCCCTCGTTGGGTCAGGAAAGTTCGTCGAGTCAACGCCCCCGAGCCTGTGAATGTTGCTGTCTGCTCATGCAGGAAGTTCCAGGAACCCGAGAAGACAGTCTCGGAAGCTGTGACATCCACACCACCAATACGGAAGCCCGAAAGCTCATAATCCGTAGTCAGGGTCAATGAAGTCCCGGCAAAGGAACCGCCCCCGGCAAAAGTGGCAATAGCTGTTGTCACAAAGGGAGTATCATCACGCACAAACGTGTAGGTATCTGCTCGCCGGTTTCGATAGACCCAGAGAGTGAAAGAACCACCGGTACTCCATGCCACTGAGTAGGAACCAAGACCCACCACATTAATGACATCGGCTCCCGCTGTCCTGCTCAATTGCACTTGGATCTGATTGGAGCCGTCATCAAAGATTATGTCTGCGAGAGGGACTCCATCTGCCAGGGCGGGAAACACGGTCATCGCAGACACATCAATGGTGATTCCCATGGCATAGGAGCAAGTTGTCGAAACTTTGCCCGAAGTGTCTGTAAACTGCCACCCATAAGTATCGTGCATCAACTTCGCCATCGAGAGCGAAGAGTACGCCACGGAAGTCCCAGTGCCGAGTTCCGTACCCGTGAACGTGGTTGCCACATCGGGCAGATAGGTGCCGTCGTAATCAAACGCTTCAGCCGGGGCCAGCTTCAATGTGTAGGGGATCGAAGTCATCCCTTGGACGGTCAACAAGGCTTGCGATGCATCCCCCGTGTACGGATGTGTGACGGCTGTGGGGGCTAAAGTAACCGGATATGATGGAGTCGGTGTAAACTCGTAAGCCGCAAGTTGTTCGATCCCTGGCGTCACTTCTGTCTCAGGGAGCATATTCTCTGCGAATTGGATCAGCAGGGTGCTCCCGGACGCGGCGGAGACGCTGAAGGCTGCCGGTTCACCCCTAGCCAGAATGACCGCTTCATTCGACTGAATGTAGTCAGGATTGAAAGGATCAAGAGGATCTTCCGGGATATTGACCGGGATGATCATGGGATTGCCAATCACATCGAGCAATCCTACAATTGCCCTTACCCGATAAATGCCGCCGAGAGTTGTCCCCGTGTGAGTGAGGAGAACTGAAAGAACTCCCTTGACCGTTTGTCCAGTGAGGACATCCACACTGCTGTAGGTGCTGATTGCAACCGAACTCACCGTACAAGGAGCCGCCCCAAAGATGACCTCAACGACATAAGAGGAGGGGTCCAGCAAACTCGCCGCCGTAGTTTTCATCGGCTTCGAGAAGAAAACTTCGATCGTGTAGCCGCTACGACTAATGGCCGAGCTTATTTCCGGAGGAGTCGCCTCGGTTGATCCATAGACGCTTTCACCATAGGCTTCTTCGCCATAGCCGTCTTCAGCATTGTAGGGGCCACCCGGACCGAGACCACTCCCGAAAACGCTCCCTACTCCATATGGTGAATACCCAAAGCTCATTTCACTCCGTTAGGGAGAAATCCGCATCCACACGTTCCCAGCATTTACGACATCACCACCAGCACCACCCGTGACTTCAATATGAATCTCATAAATCGTATCTGCCGCCCGCAACTCGCCTGCCCCCACCCCTACTGTCATGGCCGCAGACTGAGCACCCCATGCCGTGGCACTGGTCGTTAGATCGGCACCGGTCACATATTCAGTGTTCGTCAGGTTGTAAAGCCTGACCCTACCCGTAGTCGCCACATTGGTGATCTGGATCGTGCAGAAAAACTCGAAGGTGCTATACGCTCCTGTGAAATCCAAAGCCCCGAACTGGAACTGACCGGTTTGAATCTGACCCCCACCCTGAGTTGTGGTCTGGTCACTGGTCAAATTAATGATCACAGGAGTCTGTGAGGCTGCAGCCCCCGCACTCAGGTCTTCGTAACTTCCCGAAGAGTTCTTGTAGTAGAGTTTATTCTGAGTGAGTGCTCCCGCCCCGCTAGCCACAAAAACCGCGCCATATCCTGCGGGAACCGCCGGGAAGGTCGGCCCGGTTTCATCAACTTCCTGATACAGCATCGCAATGGGATCAATGACACCAGGAATCGTCAACTTGCCGGTGCTGGTGTTGTAGAGCAATTGACTTGAAGCTGCATTCCCAATTGCAAGAACATCAGCGTCTGGGCAATACATCTCCACATAGGAAGGTGCGGTTCCTTGCGTCAGTGTTGCCCCACCCCCTAGAGTGAAGTCCCCAAGATCGGTGTTGAGTGTCCCGCTCGTGGAATCCTGAATGTAGTACACGTCTGAGAGAGGGCCACGATCATAAGTTGTAATCGTGATGATCCCGCCTGCTTGCGAAGCCCAAATCAAACCTCTCGTTGCGGCGTTGATCAGAGCGACAACTTGCGCCGGGGTCAGACCAAGCGCAATAGCTACTGAAACCGGCCCCATGGGAGTTCCAAACCAGATTGTGCCTGCAACAGTGGTCGGGTTCGAACAGGCTCCCGCACCTACCAATGTCGTAGGGGTGCTATCCTGCGGGTGAACAATCCTTGTTGTCCCCTCTACAGTCCCAATTTTAAGGTTCGCCGGGGTCATAATCGGCAGAGTAACGTCCTCGTCGATACCAGGAGTCATGTAAATGTGGCTGACTGATCCCCCTACCGTCAAAGCCGCAAAGTAGCTCCCACTCTGAAGATGGACATCACCCGGCGTCGGGCCTGCCACCGCTGCTACGAAGGAGGAATCACCACCTCGAACACTTGCCCAGCCGACATTGCCCCAACTCGAAGCGTTTGTACTCTGGGTCTGAAGCCGAATCCCATAGTTGTGGGACAAAGCGAGGTCTGAGTTACCTTGCAGAATGGCTGACGGGAGTGACCTTGGTATCCCCCCCTGCGGGGCCAACTCAGCATTCCAGATAAGGTTCCCCATCCCAATTAGGGGGCCGAAGTTGGCCAGATTAGGGTCAAGGTCAATTTCAGGGGTATCCAGGATACCGATCTTTACGCCCCGCTCCACCTCAAGAAATCCGTTGAGGGTCGTGTATGTCAGGCTGGGATCAAGAGTGGCTACTGGAGGGGTTGCCCCCACAATTTGCACCGCATCTGCATCTGCGATAATTCGGCGTCCAAAACCTGCTGCCGCCGTGGGTTCAGGGTTGATGGCTGAAAAACCGTCGTAAGAGGCGTCCAGACCATGATAGACGGTGCCCGACGGCCCTGTAGAGGGCACTGTGGTCATTATGACCAACTGATCCATACCGTCCTGCACACAAGTTGCCCCACTCAATCTCTGCGCCACTGGGACATCATTCAGCCCCGCATTTGCCCGCCAGGGATCTACGAGAGCAGGAACGTACTCAATGGTTTTCCCTTGAACATCAAAGTCGCTGGTCGTGGGGTTGGCTGTGGGAAGAACCACAGCATCATAGGTAGTGGAACCCAACTGAAGCACTGTGTTCCCGGCACATGCGGCGGTATCAAAATGAATGTTCCCTTCGATACGGGAATGATGAATCGCCAGATTTGCATCCCCGGCTTTGGGGCCACCGGCTACCCGAACGGCCCCGGCCGCTGTCACCACCTCGACGAAGCTCCTGGTGATGTCAGTTGTGGAGGCCAATGTTTGAATGCCGATTCCTGCGGCGGCCTCAGCCAGAAGATGAGACTGATCCAAACTCGCCGTATATGTTGTCGCGGCTGCTGAGGGGTTTACTGACAGGACGCTAGAGAGAGATGCTGAGATTTCACTCTCGACAATCGTCAATGACCCAGACCTACCGTCGATCTCCACCGCAAAGTGTGCAGCACCTTCGCCCGAAAGGTCACGGACGATGGAATTCAAAAGGTAAAGAGAAGTGGAGACGGTACCATCTCCCAACACAATGGCGTTACCCACCGCCCCGACAGCGACATTCTGCTGCACTACATGGCTATTATCGAGAATCAGGACACCGCCTACAGCGATGGAAGCTACATCTGGAGAAATGACATCGAACGTGTCTGAAGCCGTGTTCTCCAACTGGACATTTTTGAGTAACACGGTATCCGCAGCCGCAGCCGTGTAAAAGGTATGTCCCGCAGTTGCAGTGCGGATCACCACATCTTTGACGGGGGTCACAGCCGGATACCTGTTCTCTGCCCCAATACCCACCAGATGAACATTGGCCTTCAAGACCACATCCTCGACATAGATTCCCGGCTGAATGAAGATGATGTAAGGGTACCCCACACTCAAGGCAGGCTCTCCACGAGCCGCCGCATTCTCGGCATAGGTGATGGCTTCGTTGATCGTACTGAAATCCGCAAAGGACTGAGCCGGGATCAAAGCTCCTGTCTTGACGAGATCCGAAGAATCGGAGCCAGGGATGTAAAGAGTATTGGTCACATCATCCGCAGCCTGTGTCGCATCGTAGGACTTGCGTCCTCTATTGTGATCCACATAAAGGACACGCCCGCTCGTGGACGCCCGCCGAGTGTACAATGCGAGCCTCTGAAGGTTGAGGTTCTGGTCATTCGACCAACCCGCGGTATCGATGTCCACCGGGATCTGTGCCGTGCCGTCGTTCTTTTCACCACCAGCGACGAGTCCCAAATCCCCAAATTTCGAGGGATAGCGCACACGAATGTACTGAGTGTCCTCAGTCGGCAATCCGGCGTCCACCACAAGGCGAATGAGATATGCGCCTTCGTAATCAATGGTGAAGGACGTAGCCATGCCAGTGGCGGGGACACAGGCGGCAGTCGAGGCTGTTCCATCGGCGGCTTCTGGGCCGAAATAGATCGTCCAGTTGTACGTCGTGTGCCCGGCATCAAGCGCATTGGCCGAAACCACAGCACTCTTGTAACCGTCATCCCGGCTGGTATCGACCAATGTGACGGCATTGATGATCGTGTTGAATGTTGCTGACATTTGCTATCCCTCTCTTTACTTCAAAGCGTTCAACAAGGGTGCGCCTATAGAACAGATAGAGGTCGCATCAAATGTAAAAATACACCGACGCGTCCTCTCCTGTAACCTCCTGTGGAGTTCGCACTCCCAACCGATCCACCCCAACCGTATAGGACAGACCCGTTGTAGCAGTGCTCATCCTTGTTCCCAAACGCAACAGACTCGCTGCCATTCTTGCCTGATAAGCCCCAACCGCCACTTTGCCATCGATCCCACCAATCCCCAGCTTATTGACCGTGAATGTTGTCGTCGAGGGGACGCCCAGAACCACCCATTCTGCATTTAAAGCGGGGTCAGTGTTCCCCATGATGTACACAGTTTGGCCTGTGGATAACCCATGAGGGTTCGCAGTCGTCACGATCACGGGGTTGCTGGTATCCGATGAGACAATTTCTTTCCCGAGGGGGTCGCCCACGGGTCCAATCGCTGTCCCCAAGAATTCTTCCATTCGATATGAACCGGCATTGCTCCCGGTCGAAATGGTCAAAACCTCACCTTCAGGGAGATCCGCCGGGAACAAAGTGTCGGACAAAACTTCGCCGTAGTTTCCGACCACAAGATTACCTGAAACTCCTGAGGCAGTCGTGAAAGCAACAGAAGTTGAATCCGCCCCTACCGGGAATCTCAAAACTTCCGTGACCCGGTAGGTGCCTGCATTTGTTCCAGTGACCGTCAGGGTTGCCCCGGGAGATACCGAAGAGAAATCTCTATTCAGGTCTTGAAACAAAGCACGGTCAGTCCATGAGATCCCCGCTGTTCCGGTAATCTCTTTCGCCCCCAAACAGAACTTGCGAAAATCTTCGTAATGGTGGTCTGTGAACGTGAGAGTCAGAGCGTCCGTGAAGATTTGCCCGAAGACTTCGGTGAAAACATGGCGATACTGGTACAAACCTTCTGCGGGAGCTAGTGCCTCCAGAACCATTGCCAGATTCTTTTGCAAGGTAATTGGATCAGTTGGAAACTCCTGCCCACTTCCAGCCGAGATGTTGACCTCATACTCAAACACATTACTGAGGTCATAAGCCGAGTTCTCCACATCCCGTTCCGAGATCCCTTTCTCGACAATGTTCAACAAATCGTCGGTAAGAAGTTCAATCCCTTCTTCAATGGTTAAGGGAGTGGCTCCAGCCAAAAGGAGAGCCACCATGCCTTTAAGGAAAGAACGATACGTGGCGGTACCATCTATCTCAGGGATCTCTTTGCCGCCTCGGTCGGGGAAGACCAGGTAACCCAAAATCTGATACAAGAACTCGGGGCGGGTAAAATCGAAATCGGCATCACCCAAAACTTCCTGCGCCGAGATCTGGGTTTTGGCCAATTGTTCCGCAACGGCTTGAAACTGCATCGTGTAGAAGGGGCCATTCACCTGAGACACATAATTTGACGGAAGTACATTGATAAACGCATCCATGATCTCGCCCGTCAAAGAGCGCACAGCATCAATGTATTCCTGCCCCGACAATTTCACCGGTGAGGTGAACTGAAGGGAGTCGGGCAGGTATTTGGTCGGATCGTCCGTCATTCGTCCACATCCTCGTCATACGTGAATGAAAAGATCCCCGCCGTCAGATATTCCACATCATGAGGCGTAATGTTCCCCACCCCGGTTGATTCCCCCACAATGAAAGTCACTGAGAACGCATAACTGGAGGTCGTTGGTGCAACATTCGGAGCCAACGCCAGCAAAACCCGGTTCTGTGAAAGCGTAGTGCGAAGGGTATATCGCTCCTGCGGGTCTGTGACCAGCGGGTATTCAGTCTGAAGAGTGGCGTCGTCATTGTATCCGGGGATCTCCAAACCACCATCCCCGATGATGAAAGCTCCCCCCGCAACAGAATTCAAGGGTGCCCCCAACTGGTTCGGGGCAGAGTCCCACAGAGTTTGAGCATCTTCATTCAAGAAGACTCCCCGGAATTCAGTTACCGGACCACCCCCATCCGTAGTCGGGGAACTGAGTTCGTCCTTGATGAGGTAAATCTTCACGGTCTCCGTAGACCACGTTGTTACCTCAAACAAATCGGCGGCATCACTTGTGTCCAGTGTCTCCCGCACAATGATCGAGCCTTCTGCCCGACACATTTTTGTCAGGGGGACTACCAGATAAGAGACTCCCGTGGTGCCATTGATCGTGTCAATGGCGGTCGACTGCCTCAAAGGGGCACCGGTTTTGAGGCTGGCAAAGAGATTCAACAAAGCTGTGCGAATCGCCTTATCTGCTGTCACCGGGCTTGCGCCCACTTCCAAAACAACGGTACCGCTGATGTCTACTTCAGTATCCACAGCATGTTTGGTGATCACATCCCCGAGTAATCTGCGTTTAGCGTCTATCTCGGTCTGCGTGATGTTGATAAGGGCGTTGGATTTGTAGGTGACGGTGAAGTTCTCATCGTGCTCGTAGTCAATCAGCAACGTTTCCCCTGAGGTGATCGTGCTATTCTCAGTTCTCTGGATACCCAAGGGGGTAATGGAAGCATCTGTGGGATCAATGATCCGATAATCAGGTGCCAGTTCCCCGGTTGCAACAGGTTTGTACTGAGTCGTCCGGTCTTCGTTCCAAACCTCAAGGGTGAGTTTGTTCGCCCCTAAGAAGTTCAGGTACTCGACGTATTCCCCCAGAATGACATGAACTTCTCCGGTGACCGTTTGAACCTGCCCAATCCCCGTAGGAACCGAAGAGTCATCAATCTGAATGTAGTCGCCCGCCCGTGTGGAACGTCCCAACAAAAGCGGGGAGTTAGGCTTGTACAGGTCATAGTAAGCCGAAAGCACCGTTCCCGTCTGCCCAACCTGACCCGAGAAAGATGTAATGGAGGTTACCGGCTGGCGGGTCATCTCATGTTTGTCACTGGTTCGGTACCGATAGTCGCCAATGAAAACATCCGTGAGGGTAATCTCCGCCGGGTCATTGTGCGAACTGGAAAGCTGAATCGTATCAAAGGAAACGTAAGAGACATCCGTGAGTGTCATCCAGAACCCCTGTGTGGCGTTGTAAAGGCCATAACGGGGCAAATGCGTGGGGAAATCCAGCATCTCGATAAGAGGATTGGAAGGAGTCAAAGCGGCGTATGGGGATTGCGGCACAGCCCTGAATTTGAGGTCTTGCGGATTACCCATGATCTCAAATTGTACATCGTGAGCTTCCTCGAAGGTGAACGCAAAGGTGTCGGAGACGGTCGCCTCATTCTCCCCTTTGATCCAAATATCGAGCTTCCCTCCCATATGTTCCTGACGAGTTGAGTCGTAATCTCTTTTCATAAGAGCATCGCCAGGGCCAACTATGATGGCTTCAGTCACTTTGGGAATCCCGGCAAGGAGTTTCTTGTACCCAACCCGATTCCCGATCTCGGAGCCAGCAATCATTCGTTGAACTCTGATTACCAGTTCCCGATTGGTCTCCAACCCTTTCCCGCCGTAGGTGGCTGCGGGATTGGTGACAAAAAGCCCTTTGATATCTCGAACCTTATTGATTTGACCGGCCGGGAGATTGTAACCGGTGCCCGGGTTCTGCCCTTGGACATAAGCTCGAACTGAGTAACGTCCCGTCGACGCATCATAAAAGGAAGCAATGTTGGAGAGGGTGATTTCTGCCGCCGAAGTGGTCAAGAAGTTGTATGAACCCGCTTGAACGACTGATCCCAAGGGGATTGGTTTACTCGCTGTGGGCTGCTTGGTGGTGAAAAGGACAACCTCGCCACGGGCCTTGGTGCCTCCCAAACGTTCGGCACCATAGTTGGATGCCCATTTCTCGAATGCCTGGTCGATGATGATTTGGACATCTCGCATGTCCGTGAGCCTGAACGCATGAGCCAACGCCAGCTTGTACTCCGACCTTTCCACGGGGATGGAGATATTGGCAAAGTTGGGATCATCAATGGCCAGAAGAGTTGACGGTGACTGTGCCCGATGTACGAAATCCAGAATGAAACGCATCCTCTCCGACTCACTGGAGAATGGATCAATCATCGTGTCCCGCAAAGTCGAACCGGGTTGCACGGCCACTTCGGGATTAGAGCGGTACACAGCTTCCACATAATCTCGCACAATCTGTTGACGGGTGATCATGGGGAAGTTCCCCGTACCCGAGGTAATGCGGAACGGGGAGCCTGGAAGCTCCATTGACATCGAAGACTCATACTCGATCCCGGCGTCCGGGTCATAGAAAAGAGCCGTTACGGTGTAGTAAAGGAGGTCTTCATCGGGAATCGCATTGAACGCTGACACCGGGACTGCCGGATACGTAGAGGTTTCGTCAGCGTTACGGTCATGTATGAAGGAATACTTCGTGACAGTTTCGACTTTACTGATCGTCGTGGCCACCCGCACAACATCAGTCGTCTCGGGGATCTCCATGCGCTCATTGAAATCCGTCTGCAAAACTGTCCCAATGCTGTTTTCCTGTGTTCCTTGCAACCTCAGATACTGTGGATCAGCCAGGTGGGTACCGTTCGCATCCGCAGCCACATCTGCGTTTACGTCCAATGTCCCCAGAGCCGTAACCACCTCTTCGGTCTCAGATTCGAGCGTCTGAATCGTATCGACATTGATCCTGGTGTACCCGTAGACACCACCGCCCTCCTCGGTAGCGGCATAGAAGTTGTAGCCGGTCACGTAGTCGCTGTCGATGGCCGTTGTCCCGATCTTCACATAGCCGTCGAACCGCTCAACCGTAATGCCCGTGGGAGGCTCAATGTAAATCCCGGCGTTACTGGTCAGATCGTCCTGAATAAGACGTGCTCGTAGAACCGCTTCTTTGGAGACTGATCCAGTGGTGGTGATGGAGCGGATTTTGATCTCATTGAGGCCCGGTACCAGTTGCAGCCCGTCGGGATACGCAGACGGATTGGGGATCATGAATGTGGAGCCTTCAAAGGTGATGTAATCGGGGTCGTCCTGGAAGGGGGTTCCGTGAACTGAAATCTCCATATAGACGGTATCTGCATCGATAGACCCGGTGAAAAACCTGTTGGGCAAGGTCGTGGAATAGGTGAACTGCTCCCGATATGTCCCATCAGGGCCTAGAAACTGTGGAGTTTGTGCCATTTACTAGCCCCCCAACGACAAACTGTTCGTTCCCATTAGGGCTGTTGCCCCGGGAACCGTATAAACAATGGACAGTGAAACCGGCTCACTGGATGCATTTCGTACCACCACATCCACATAGTAGACAGTGGGATCATTGGTCGCCGGGGTCACTTGTACCGAGGCAACCTCGTACAACATTTCTTTGAGAGTCACGGCTTGATACTTGCCCTGTTCCTGCTGGAACCGTTGCAAGAATCCGAGTGCTCGAATTACTTCCTGTTTGATCGCTGCCGAAACCGCACCAATCGCCTTAGCTCCAATCCGCTCCTTGATCTTCGTCCCGTAATAGGTGTGGTATGGGTTGGAACCGCGCTCCGTCAACAGAATTTTGAGGCTGGCCTGATACAACAGGTTCTCATTCTGAAGCAGAACAATCGCACCCTGCTCATCGAAGCGAAGATCATTCTCTACCCCGGTTCCCCGACAGCGCAGACACAGATTCTGAAGAACCGTATAAGACAACTTCAATGACGGATTCGTTTTGAACTTCTCGTTGAAACGAACCCACCTCCTCGTTGTCGCCCCTGGCCCTCTGTCAACCAGTTGCCAGCCAGGATAAACTTGGCGTCCTCTAGCCCCTAGTTGCCTCGTGAAGCCTAAAGCAGAGGCCGCATCCCCTCCGATCTGCACATAGGAGCTTGTTCCTTGAGCCGCGGTATCTGTGAACACCAGACAACCATTCTCTTCGGCCACTGAAACCGTTGTCAAAAGAGGTTTGAAAAACTCAACCATCTCGGCCGGGGTTGTTCGAGTTCCCGAAGTTACTGGGATCGTCGTAGAAACCGAATCCTGAGAAGACAACAAAGTGAAGCTCGTCTCTCCTGAAATAATCCTGTAGGGACCGGCCACAGAAGCGGTGAGTTTAGCAGAGGAATATGCCCCCGCACTGGGGATCACGTAGTCATTCGCTGTCAGACGCACGTAGCCACCAGCCACAGGTTGAGTGCTCATAACGGTCTTTAGATCGATAGAGTCCAGGGTCACTGGTTCTTCAACCGTCAAATGGGGGCAACGATATGCAATTCTGATGTCTACCGACATCTGCTACCTCTCACTCGTCTACTATTCACATCCTATAGAACCCTTATGCCATGAGATCCAAAAACTGCTCGGTTACATCATCCTCATAAGCCCACTCCAACGCTGAGATCCCGGCTTCATCAGGAGCCATCAAAATAGGAACTCCGCTACTGGTATTGAGAAACAAGGTCTCATCGACATCTGCAATCAGATTCTGCACCCTGTGGGATTCTGCAAATCGTTCTTTATCGAATGAGTCCAGCCCTTCGAGGACACCGCCGAACGCTTGCTGCAAGACCTCATTCTTTTCGTTCTCCAACTGTTCCCTCAGGTCACAGAGCTTGAGGATCTTGAACTCCATGCGCTGGAGCTTCTCTTTGATCTCCTGGTTGCACCAAGACCTGACCTGCTCAAAGATTCTTGCGATCACCGCATGGTCATCATTTAAGTCTTTGCGCCCGCCAACCCTTCTGGGGGCATAGCGCACCAGATTCAAGTATCCCCCGGGACTCGGCCCGAAGCCGCTGCTGGGCATGTCTTCGGGTGAGCCATCCATCTCATTAGTCGTATCGTAATCTCTGCTCTCGGGGGCTGCTACGCCCCCATACGGGTACTTGTGGTTATAGACAGGGGCACCATTAGCATCCGTCCCCACAATCTCCGACTGACTCGGGTAGAAGAACTGAGAGATGTCGAGGGGGTTTCCCCCCTGTGCAATGTAAGCTTTGAGCATCTTTTCCAAGGAAGACCCCGGAGTAACGCTGATCGAAATCCTATTCTCAGTTCTATCTACTCGCCCCGACACGGGATCGGCAACACTTTCGTATTCGATCTCAATCTTGCCTATTCTGCTGATCTCGGCGTCAATGACTCGGATTCGTTTTGCCACATCCCGCCGTTCCCTGAGGACATAGTTACGAACTCCTCGCCAATACCCAACTCTGAATCGTGCCATTGCTCCAAACGACATTCTTAATCCTCCGATGCGAGCAGGTCAGTAATCAACTCCGTCGCCGGAATGGGTGCCAGTGGAAGTACCAACAACGCCCCAGCACCATAAGCAGCGGCACTATCCGCAGGTTTGTCCTCTGCAGACTGAAAATCAGAAAGGACACCATCAGTTCCGTCCGAGAAGGTCAAAAGAACATAACCTGATGGGATCTCCAAAAGCTGAAGGGACTGAATAAGCTGGTTGATCTTGCGAATGAACATTTGGAGTTCGAGCACCCGTGCCTGTATGAAGTTGATGTACGACAACAGGGCATCCCCCACCGCTTTGATGCTTTCAGCAATTGCCTTGAGCCAGTTCTCGATAGCTTTCATGAAATCCATGAACTTTGGCAATTGGGGGAAGAAGCGGAAAGCTTCCCACTCACCCGAGCCTCTTTTCCGGAACCCTGCGGCCACCAGGTTCAAGACCATCTTGGCTTCGTCATACATATCGGTAGTGATCATGGTCCGAACAAATGCCACTTGCTGACTCGCCTCGTCGAAAAAGACAGGTGTATGGGCAGCGGCAGGGTACCTCGATTCTGCAGGTGCCAGGGGGTTCGTGTAGGGGACATAGTAATTGACATCATCGATTGTCTCTTCCTTATAAGAAAAAATCGTGATGGCATCGAGTTCGTCTTTAACCTCAGGACTCAGGTCAGACATCGGAATCCAAAAGTCTTTGTCTTGACGGGCGGGTTCCGCTTTGTAGTCGTATTTGACCATTGTGCTGGTATAGGACTCTTCTTCCGAAATGAACACCGTGCTAGGAAGATTTTCCCCAAAAACTTGATAAGGGTTCGCCGCAAGCCCGTATTCATCTTCCCTGGAATAGGCCGCTTCGAGGATAGTTTGTTCTGTTTTATCCCCAGCCACGAATCCGAGTTCCGTTTCCCTCAGCTTCTTGGTCTCATTAACCATTCTTTCTTCGAGTGCAGGCATTGGCCTACCCATCAACTCGTACAGTTCCAAAGCAACCGCACGGGCTTTCCGGATCAAGTATGTTCTGAATGAGGTGACCGACCGTTTGCTGTCGGAGTACCGATCCCAATAATTGTCCCCCATGATCTTGACCAGCAATTCCGAGAACCCCTCTAACCCTGTAGTGGAATCGGCCACCGCAGAATAGGGCAAAATCTTCTGAGAAGTTCCAGCCCTGATTGCTGTCAGGTCGTCGGCATCAAACTCAGTCATATCATCAAGAGGCGTGTAATCTGGGCGACTCAACGCCAAAACAATCACCGCAGCCTCAACTGCCTGCAAGAATTGATAGGTGATCTCATTGGGGAACGTGAGAACTAATGGGACTGAGGGGTTGCCAACATCATCGAAATAGGGGGCATCCCCATCCGCATCGGGCACAAACTGAACAGAAACCGGACCTTCAGACGGGATCGTATCGAGACTCAAATCGAACTTGTACGCAAAAGACTCATCAGAAGGGGAACCCAACAACCCCACGCTATTCTCAATCAGGTCACTGCAAGCCCTGACCCGGGCATAAAAGGTTGTTGGATGTCCGTTGTCTTCAATAATGAACTCACCGTCTTCCAACACGAAATCGGCGTCTTTGGGGAGATCTTTCAAAGCCAGAGAGATCGTGTAGGAAGAACCAGGGGAGAATGCGGAAGCAAGCTGCCCGACCATGAATGTCCGTTGTAGGTAATAGTCGTAGCTGCCGTCTGGGTTCTCAAGTTTGAGATTCTCAAGAGGAATCAATGCCTTGCCTGGATCAGAGTCTGAGACCTGACCAAAGACTCTGACCGCTCCCTCCTTCACGGTACCGTCAGCCCCAATGGAATTGTCCAACCAAATATCTTCGTTGACCTTTAATTGATCGCCGCCACCCCAAAGCACTACCGGGGTTCCGTCGTATTTCTGAACGAATCCTGTTTCTCTCTCTTTCTTCTGGTTCCCCTCTGCATCCTCTTTGGTCTGCTTCGAGCTTTCCTTTGGGCGATCATACATGAGCTTGATGCCCTCAGGCACCGTGGAGACCTCAACAATGAAACCATCCACAGGAGGAACAACCCCGGTACCAATACTGGTAAGCTCAGGCTGAATGGGCTTCGGAACTTCCCATGTCAGGTTCGCTACCGCTGGGGGCTTCTTCCCCATTCCACTGGAAAAGAGGGGGCCAAAACTGAAAATGCTCATCCCATCGGTACCATATTCCGCAGCTAGATTGATCGGTTGTGGCAACGGGTTCATGTTCGATTTAAAATCAAACATCTTCATGAACGCCCTGATAATCCGCTTGAGTTTCTGTACCTCAGAGACATCCACGGTGGCATAGAAAAACAAAGCAAGCGTTTTCGTTCTGGGGGAAACATTGGGGCGGTTGGGGTCTTTCCAATCTGTGAGCCTGCCAACCATTCTCTTTTCGTATTCTGTGAAACCTCCCTTCAGATTCTCAAATGGGTAACTGAAATACACCTCCGACCAATCGCCTACAGCGTATGCCCCGGACTGTTGAAGGTCTTTCACGTAGGATTTGATCTCTTCAACGATTGCGGCCACGATTGCCGAGATCGGGTCTATGTAAGACGGAATAAAGGCTTTGGCCAGTTCCAACGCTTGAACTGCAATATCCAATAGGTCAATCAAAAAGGTCGCAACGGTATTTACGTCGTCTTTCCAATCATCCCAATCGTCGGGCCACTCCCAAGGTTTACCGCCCGTCCATTTTCCAATTTCGGCCATCTTACATCCCGCCCCCGTGTTCCAAACGGGCTAGTTTCTCTTTGGCTTGTTCCAAAGAAACCATATCTGCATCCAACTGAGTCTGCAGAAGCCCTCGCAGTTTCAGAAGGATCTGTTCCTGCCCTTTCATTTTCGGGGTTTGTCTTTTGCCGCCCTTCAATTTACCCCATTGCCCCAGCTTGACGCCCTTCTTCTCCAACTCGGCAAAGAGTTCTTCGTGTGTTTTAGCTGTCATCCAACCCCTTCTTCTGCATCAGGTATTCAAACTCTTGTTCTTTCAACTCAGGGATCTCCTCGTCAAAACGAGAAATCGCCACCAGAGTCCCATTCTTACGATTTGTTCTCAAAGTCAGCCATGAATTCCGCAAAGCTCGAATCCGATCACTGGTATTGAGTAAGACATCGACTCGATCTGGGAGCACCGGTCGAACCGCAGATGGAGGGGGCGAAGAGGTAACATCTTCGTACCCCGTGTACGGAGTTTCACCCGGCCCCACTGTTTTGACTCCAAACCCAGTCCCATCACTGGTCAACTGATCCAGCCGCTCATCCAAATCCCAGAAACGCCGATCCAGAATCGAGAGACAATCGTAGTCGCTCCCAAAGGGCACGATGGTAGTTTGCCCAATGATGTCTGTGAGAAGTGAATTGGGGAAGATTCCTTTCCCGGTATCGGGAACTCCCAGAACTCCCAGATCGAAAATATGGTCGTCCCGCTGGAATACGAAATAGTTGCCGCCCTTATCCCCGGAAATTGCGGCTCTAAATTGCTCAATCAAAGAGAGAGTCCGTTCCCGGTTCGCCAAAATGAAGTTCGCCGCTTCGGTAGAGAACAGTGAAGAGGGTCGAATCACTTTGTAAGAGAAAGGTCGGATGGAGTGATTGCTTTCGGCAAAGGAATCGGGATCAACTGCAGGTGCGCCCGCATCGTCCAAACCGGCCAACATCGTCGGACGAAGATCAACCTGCCCTTCCTCATCGTCCACGAGATTCAACAAGGAGCCGTGGATGGTGGGATAAATGGCATACCCGTGTTCTTCCTGTGCGGTTACATTCTCGGGGAAAATTACATCATTCGCCTTGATTCCCCCGAACTCACAAGTGCCATCCAACTCCAACTGAGAGTTGGCATCGTCTACCAAGGTCACTCGATAGAAGCCCCGGTTGTCATCCAACGGTGAGGGCGTACTGGTATCGTAGAAGGCAGGGTCTTGCCCTGCTCTCGGAGCAACTGCTAAGTCCCCATATGGCCTGGACCCCCATTCGGGAATCGTCGTGACCCCACCCGGGCCTGCAGCCTGTCCCGCAGGATCAACAAGCACAATGTCATCGACTTGTACCCCTCTGGCTGCAAAAGTTCCGGCAGCCGGGGTATCATCCTTGAGCTTATTCATTCTGGCTACATAAGTGCTCCCGACAATGCTATCTACATAGCCACCGGTCTGGGAATCGTAGTTGGCCAGAGTTTCTGTGACTACCTGGTCAGTTAGGAGATCAAGCAGTTGTTCTGCCGATTGCTCCTGAGGGACAATGGGTCTTCTCAGGTAAATTTCAAACCAGTAATCTTGATACTGGCCCAAAGCCACATCAGCGAGGAAAGTCGGGTCCGTTAGCCCTGGGGCTGCCAGATGCAGGGTGTGCTGATCTAATTTGCGGAGTACCCTCGCCTCCTCGACAAGTTCGACAGGACGGGGGTGATCTGCGGTCATATCCACCCGCAAGAGTCTGAAGATGTCACCTCCCCAGATGTTCACGCTCGGGTCATCGAAGCCCCCCAATTGAGTTCCATTGTAAAGTAAACCTCCCCTGAAGTAGGGCGAATCCGAAGGGAATTGGAAATTCTGGGCTGTAACAATTCCAACCTGCTTGGCAGTGGCACCCGTTTGGTATGCTGTCATTCGACCCCGACGAATCTCATAAGCGTATCGGAGCGGACTCAAAGCATCGTTCAAATCTGTCTGGAGGTCGTGGAACCGTCGGATTCTCCGCACTTGGAGTTTCACGGTCTCATCGTAACCGCCCATACGGAACCCGATCTCTCCCGCCCCTACTGCGGGAGTTGTTGCAGCAACAACTCTTTGATCCCCGAGACTGTCCGCTGCCAAGTTCTGGGTCGGGATGGGCCATGAGGGTTCCGTGAAGATGCCACTCTTGGCCCAGAACCCATTTGTCCCTACATTCGGTTGGACAGGAGTCGGTGCAATCGCTGTGAAAGTCGCCTCTGTCGAAAGGACATCACCGGGGAGGAAACAGGTTACACCCTTGTTCACCCGGATCTGGAACCACGCATCTCCAACAACACTGATGCCTTTCTTGAACTCGGAGATGTCCATCAATGTTGGGATGTCACTGAAAACAGGAGTATCTGTCGGCGTTACGAATGTCGTGCTCGCAGTTGCTGCTGTCGTGCCGATGACAATGGACTCTGCTGTGCCGACTACAGCCTTGATGTCCAGGTAGGTTCCCGCTGCCCCATAGGTATCGTACATGAACTCTTGAGGGGTTGTCCCGGTTGTGATGGTGATCCCCGCAAAACCGTAAACTGCTCTCTGAGTGCCTCCGGTATCATCAACAAAACCCACAACGTTATTTGCAGGGAAACCAGTTTCGGCATCGCCCATGTCAATAGTGAAGTAGGACATCCCTGAAGCCGTCATCCCAGCAGAGAGGAGATCCCAGAACTGTGTTTGTTCGTTCAAAACCGTGATCGGGGTGCCGTCTTTATCCCGAAATTCACCTGCACCCGTGTTCACTGCCAACTGGAATCTGCCATATTCTGCGGCACCCACCGTTCCATTCACGGAAGTATACTCTGCACTGACCGACTCAGAGTTGACCCCGTTGAGACTCGTGATGAAGTACACTCTCCCTGTTGCTTCAAAAGCATGTCCCGCACCAACACTGAAAAGGTTATCCACCCGCACCCTTCGGTTTGCCATGTCGATTGCAGGAGAAGTGTGTCCCGCAGTTCCGCCGGTACCGCCCGTGCCTGCCTGCCCAATCGTAAAGGTGGTCGGCGTAAAGCTGGCAGCACCCACCGTGAAACTTCCGTTCAAGGAATTTTCAGTATGGTTGGCGATCAAAACTGTGCCGCCAATGCTCAGACCATGGTTTGTCGCCGTAGAGAACACTGCATCAGGGGCCACCGAAGAGGAAACAATGTTGACCTTGACGACGGCTCTGGTATCGATCTTGGGGAATTGGATCTCTGCCCAACCACCGCCCCCAGCCACAGCTTCCAGGGTCACGGCTCTCACAGCATCATTTGTGAGAGTGCCAACACCGGTGATGGAGTTTGCCTCAACTGCATGGCGTGTGAGATACGTCCCGGCTTTTATCGTTCCTGCAACCGTCGCCCCCTCCTCAACGACAACAACATCTCCGTGTTGTACCTTCCCCAGACCCCCTCCCAAACCAGCCGCCACATCGACATTTGTGATGATACTCTGTGTGGCGTTCTGGATATCTCCTGTACCATCGCAGATAATCCCCAAATCTCCAGCCACAAGCTCAGTTTGGTCGTAAGCCATTGAAGGAACCATAGAGAAGGTCGCAGCCTGTGTCACCTCGATGGCCATGTTGCCACACATATGAGTGAAAACCGGAGCAAGGGGGGCTGCATACCCATGTCCTGGGTTCAATGTGGTCACGCCTGTAACCAAACCCGCAGCATCTACAACGGCCAATCCCACATACCCATAGCCAGGACCAGCATCCCCAATTGTTACATCTACATAGCCACCTAAATAGCCCGATCCAGGCCCGGTCACAGTTACGTTGTCGATCTGACCGACAAGTTGGGTCGCAGTAGCACTTGCCAAAGCACCAGGGCCACCAGCATTGAAGCCCTCAAAGCCCATGGCTCGAACAATTCCCAACTCATCCCCGGCACCAGGGGCAGAGGCAGCATTCCAGACCCCGACTCCTCGTGTCACACCGGTATTGGGATCAAGGGCAGTGTCATCTCTTTCAAGGAAGGTCAAAGGATAGTTCGGGCCAAAGTTAATGTCCCGATTGATATTACTGGTAACATCCCCTTCCACAACATTCTGGTCAACAAGCAGACTACAACCCATATGCTGTTTGCCGTAGGCATGGATAGCTGTTCGATCACGAGCATACCGAGTATCCAAGACCTCTTTGAAAGAGAGCCTGTCATTCTCCACAAAAGCCGTGGCGGATTCCCCAGACACGGTGTCCAAAGACAATGTGTAATCAAACTCATAGTTGGTCGTACAAACAGGGACTCCTCCGTCATTAGGAAGTTCAGGGTGCCCTCCCGGTAGATTGAGAACTGCGGAAGCCCCGATGCCTGTTATCACGATTTGTTTAGCCGAAATCGTCACCGTGAGACCGGGTATCGCCGCATCCCCCGTCACTGTATGAACACCTGCCGCCTGACCCGCAATCAGAATCTCTCCCAATGAAACTGTAAACGTCGCATAGTCTCCCGGCCAGAACCCGCCCAGTGCTTCTCGCACAAAGAGTCTGATCTTCAGGACATTGTTCGGATTTGCGGCCAGAATTGTATTCAACCCTCCGGTTCCTGGTGGCCCACCTGTCCCGTCGTCCAACGCAAGTTGCGGGGTAGTGGTGAAATCAAAGGTCAACACCTCAGCACCAGGTGTTGAATCGTTTATGATCAAGACTCCAGAAGTTGTCGGGGGCAACGGAGGTGGTGGGTCTCCGACAACCCAGACATATGGAGTCTCATCGTGCATGTAGCCAACGAAGTTTTCCAACTCGTATTTGATGACACTGCCCACCGGAGTTTGTGTGACGAAACGGGGTGGCTCGATCATACTGTACGTGTTGAGGCCATTGCGCTGCACACGCCCAATAGACAGGATGCCCTGTGACCCCTCAGGAATCTCAGGCGTCCCCGTATCAATCTCCATAAATAGGAGATCGTAAGCACGGGCATCTTCGACTCCGACTGCTACAGCACTCCCAAGAGGATTCGTCACCGGGTCGTAAAGCTGAGTTGTCAACAGAGCCGCCGGTGAAATGTCCCCTGCAAGAGAAGTACGGATCGCCCCATCATTAGCCAGAATCTCATCAGGATAGACGAAATCCCATGCGGGAGGTGGGGGCGTGGGGAACGGTGACGCAAATGAAACCGTCGTGATAATCTCGCCCGCAAGCACCTGAGCGTCGCCCAAAGCCATCAATTCCGTGTCGTTGCCACCCAAATAGGGAATCGAATAGTCACCCGTGTCATCCGTAGGAAGCCCCTCCAGGGCCGGGATCAACAACGGCTTTGTCATACTGTTGGAGAACTCTACGTCCACCTGGAGTGCTTCGCCGGGACTAGGGGGACTCTGCCCAAACCAATTCTGAAGGTTGAACCCCAACAATGGAATCGGGTCATCTCCACCGGGGAGAGACTTGTCAATCAGAATCCCGGATTTCTTCTTGAGGCCAACATCAAAGCCTTCCCTGTAGGCAGGCATCGACTGCATGAACTTCGTGAAATCCTCTTCGGTCGGCGGGTCTTCTGTCTCCTCTGCACTCCCACCCGGAGGAATAATGTAGAACGTGTCTCCCTTCTCCAATTCCAAGATGGTACCGCTGGACGGGGTTTCAAGCTGTTGGAGCATGGCCGCATTGGTAATCGGGGTCGCACCCCCGACTGGAGTCAAAGTCTTGAAGGTGATGACACATCCGTAAAGCACCTGATGTACAAAGACTCCCGACATCTGTGCCAACAAACCACCAAGGATCTGTTGCGGAGAGCCGACTGCGAACAAAGTTCCATCGGGACGCCCAAAAGCAACCTGCGCCCGTGGGGAGAACGCCCCAAACAAAGGATGAGACAGAGGGGGTAGATGGAGTTCTGGATCACCCGTGGTCAAATCCAAGAGACCCGTGCCAGGGGGCGTCGTATTCTGAGCTTGCAATTGAGCCGCATCCGGCCAACCTGTTTCCGGGTTGACGGGGAAGTCGGGGAGATGCAAGGGAGTCGCAATAAGACAAGGTACAAGGATCGGGTTGGGCGGGTACCCTGTCCCCAGTGCATCCGCCGGAATACCTCTCGGGAAATACCCCCAGATGCGTGCTCGTGGCATTCTTTTGGCCACTACAACATCTCGAATATCAGTGATCGCAGGAATGACGGGGTTGCCGATCTGTCCAATCGGAGTCTTCCAAGTTCGCTGCCAATCCCAATCGACTAGGCGCAGGAAAGAGAATGATCCGTAGTCTCCTCCCTCCAAATCCGATTCGATCCCTGGAGAGGCCGTCAGGTACCCACGAGAAAGCTCAGGGAAGATCCGAGAAAACTCATTAGGATCATAGAGCGGCTCATAGTTACCCTTGGCCGAGAATCTGATGAATGGGAACGGGTTCCAGGTAACCGAGGTTTTCCCCAACGAGGTCATCACGATATCATCGACATCGTTTTCGATAGCCCCCCGCTGACGAACAATCAATGAGTCCAAGGAATATCCGCTCATGAACCGCCCCAATACGGCACCATCAACCAATTGCGCCGAGTTCGGGTTCACAATGTTGTCATCAAACAGAACTGGAACATCCCAATTGGACGCCTCCTCCTGAAAGACTTCGGAGAAGACACTTCGAGGATTCAAGATGCCCGTGAACTGATCCTCATAGCCGGGAGGCGCATACTCTTTATCTCTCCCCACAAAGAATCGAATCTTGCCGTCACGATCACCGACAACTTCGCCGGTGATTGTTTCTTTGATCTGCTCCAGGGCACCTACAGTTTGGCAATAGAAGTCGAGGAACCCTCTAGCTGCCCGATCTTTGTCAGTTAGATCAGTTCGCTTTGTATCTATCCCGGCTGCCCCGGCATCGTAGTTCTCGGGACTACCAAAGAACGGTACCACCGGCCCACCAGTTGTTCCTTGTTCAGATTTGCTGGCTTCCAAAATCTCACGAGCCGCCTGCCCGGTATAAGAGGCAAAGGGGATGACCCGACAGTAAAAGGAGTCGGGATTGCTGAACGTGTATGAGCCTTGCAAGAAAGCTCCGAGGAACCCATTCTCCTCAGATGGTGGAGTCGCAAACCGATACTGGTAACGGACCCGAGGTAATGTGACCATCCCGTCTGCTTTGATCGGAGCCAGAATCTTCTCTTTCGTGTACCGCAGCGTCAACGTCTGCCCCGACAACATGGGTAACTCAACGGGATCAATCAGGGAGACTGCCCCGGTCGCATAGTCGAGGTCATAGCCCACACCTTGTATCAAAGTGCGCCCCGGAAGCGTATTGCCAGCCGAATCTTGCTCACCCCAAATGACAAGTTCCACGGGACGATCTTGATACACCGGGGCTATCCCGAGGAAGTCTCTGGGGGTCGGTGGATAAACTGGTCGCACAGAGATTCTAACTGTATTCCGATAGTCTCGGTACCCACGCAAGAAGGGTGTCGTAACATTGATGATCGTCTTGGTAACTTCCTCGTTCATGTCGGCAGCAGCAATGACGTGGGGACAGCCCCCTACCTCAATAATGTGCCCTGGTACTGCCCATTGAAGAAGGTTGCCTTCAATAACGATGTTGGACTGCCCTCGATCTGCAGGTTCCCAATCCTGTGTAACCGTGAGCATGAACCCATCGTCTGCGCCAGTGACCGTCACGGGATGTTCAGCATCTACCGTGCTTGTGATCGGGCGATCAGTCAGCACCGTCAACACATCTTTCCCGGGTGCCCGTGATCCCGCTTCTGCGGTTGTGGCAGGATAAAAACCTACGGTCGTTGTATCCGTGTTCCCATCGTACACGCATGTTTTAATGTAGAAGGGGGCCGGTCCCAACCGCAGAAGCATTCCGGGCAACACATCCCCAGTGCGATCCCCAATCAAAGCGAAATCATCGGCACCCGACTCGATGAAGAAGGGGGGGCGGTAGATTGGAATTACCGGCGTCGTGTATGCTTGCTCCCCACCAAAGGACTCCAATACGGCGTAGCTGGTCTTGACCACGACGGTCGTCGCCACCGCATCCCTGAACTCCATGAAGTCGTTGGCCATGTCGTAAGTCGTATCCGAAACCCCGAAGTTTGCCAGAATCGTGTCACGGTACGTTGTCGGCTCCAGAGCCGTAAACAATGTTCTGGTGAATCCCGCAGAGTCCGCAGGGTTAAAGGAGTATCTTCGGTCATTTACCCTTGTGCAAACTTCGCCTCTCACATACAAGGGCAGGAAGTCCAATCGGAAGATCTCGTTCCCATCGTCGTCCAGTTTCTTGTTCCCATCGGGGCCAGCTTGATAGTATTCAGCCTCGACTATCTTGTATTCGCCCAACGGTTTCGTGAAAGAGATGCCCCCATTGATGGGGTTCACCACCACATCCAACCCACTCTCAGTGATCATCCGCTCAACGAAATATGCTGTCGTTGTTCCCCCAAAGGCTGTCATGTCGGTAGCGCAGATATTGAGATTGCCCCATTTATCGTACTCCACCGTGCGAGAAGCCAAAAGGCTCGGGGTCAAAAACGAGGCTTCCCAACGCACCACCGAGGACTCATAGTTGGTCAAGAGACTCGAATTGAACTTCAACTCCCCGGTAGTTGTCAGGTACTCAACAGCGGTTGGATTGCTGCTGAAAGAGGAAACTGGAACCAGCCCACTTCCATGTGAATACAAAGTGGTTCCAACTCGAACAGTAAAGGCTTCATCGTCGAAACGTGTATGCTGGGCATGGCTTGCTGCAGCCCCGGGCACAAACAAAGAGCCGTTCGCCAATGTCCCAAGTTCTTGAACCGGTAGCTCTACTAGAGTAGCGGTATTCGTGGCAATCAAGGTTGCTGAAGCCGCTGCTGTTGCCCCATGGCTCAAACCATATCGGAAATTGATCTCTCTTCCGCTCTCCAAAGCACCCGCCATATCCGCAGTCAATCTGGAGGCCGACTGCGCTGCCGCATCTTCGGGAACCGTCCCCAACGGCGACAAAACTCGAATCTTGAATGGTTCCTCGGGCAAATGGTTGAAGTTCTCACTGATGACATCGGCAACAATAGCCGGGTTGTATGTCCCCGTCGGGATGCCCTCGTAAACTTCCCACGCAATCGGAGCGATCCCGGAATCCGCAGGGAACGAAGGGGAAACCACGATATGATCCCCATCTGTGACAGATTGGATCTCATAAGACCCCGCAGAATCCCCGGACAGAACCTTAATCCGATAGCCTGCAGCCACCTCAAGGGCAATAAAGTCGTCGGCTCCAGTAGGGAACACATTGGTCAGGGTTGTCCCTGAGGCAGACCACGATCCCCCATAACCACGCCCCACCAGAGTCCCAACAGATTCTACGAGAGTGATATTTCCTGTGCCCGCATCAAGGAGATAGTCCACATTGGGGACACCAAAAGTGTAACTGCCGCCGTCCTCAGCCAGGAAGACGCCCCCGGTTGCATTGGGGGCGACACCATACAGAGTGTCCAGAACGACATTGTTCTCTCCCAGCGGAAGAGTTTGAGTCGGGCGATAGATGGGGTCTACTCCCGAGTTGCTCTCCAACCACTTGAAGTGGTTCTCCTCAAAGCGGTAGAGAACATCCTCCAAGTTTCTCAGAGGCTTCTGGTAGATGGTCTCAGAGACTCCCTTTTGAATGGTCGTGGTGATCTGAAAGAAGACCCCCTCGTCATACCCCGCCACGTCTTGCAGAGGCGGTTGGTTGAATGTCACCACCGGGATCTGTGAAACGGACTCGGAGATGGTGATGTCCGAAACACTGTACCGGGCATAGTAATCTGCTTCTGTCTCGGTTCGATCCAAATTGAGGGGAGTTCTGAATAGACCGAAGCTCAACCCTGAATCCACGAGCCACCAATCCTCTCCCCCAATAGCTTTCCAGCCGGGAAGAATCCCCAGAGCCGTACAACCGGAAATGTCCCGCTCACCATTCTGACCAAAGGCAATCTCAATCGTTCCACCGACGGAGGTGCTCGCCAGGGTCAGGAATCCATTTAGATCAGCCGCCGCTGCATTCGGGTCTCCGGCAATCAGAGTGGCCAGACTCGTTGCCACCTGAGTCGTGGTAACGGTGCCCCCGGCCGGGAAATCAACACTGGCATCCCAATCGTAGAAGGTTCCGTTGATCTCAAAATAGAGATGCTCTGTCCCGACCAATGTGAAAGTATCCCTGATCCGACTCACCACACGAGGGATATCTGTGTACGTGGCAGGGGTCAGAATTGACTGAGCAAAGTACATGTACTCGTCATCAAATCTCGCCCTATCTGTCGAACTCAAAGCCGTGAGGGAGACATTCGGCGTTGTTGAAGAGGGAACCTCCGCAACATGAATGGTGCCTCCTTTAACCTTAAAGGACATATTCGGGAGATCTGAAGCTCTTTCATTCACTGTCAGGCTATCCAAAGCTCGGGCTGCACCAAACGCAAATACATCTCCTAGAGTCTCTCCGCTGGGCCTGCTGGGTTCTACTCGCCGCACCAAGCCCGTGGTTGCCTCTGTCAAACTGTCTCCACCAGGTCTCGCGCTAGGGACATTGGTGGCATTAGGGGTCGCCCCCGTGTCATCAGGCTCATGCAGAATGCCTGAAGTGCCCAGGCCATCCAAGCCTCTCACGTCAGCATCGGGCACATATAGCGGCGTCAAGGATGAGACCAGAGTGGGGACAGCCGTTACGTTGGTCAAAGCTACGGGTGCCCTTGGAGGTTGAGACTGTTGGGTGAAAGAAACACCGTCATACTGGATTCTTGCTCCCAAATACTCGATATCGAATCCAGACTCGACCGGATCTGCTTTCTTCACGAAATCGCTGTTGAACAGCAGCATCCCGGTAGAAAGGGCGACCCCCACCTCATTTTCCAGCAAAGTGAGTGCCGCCAGATCTGCCTCAGTATCCACAACTGTTGCAGACAAAGGACGCCGTGAACCTACTCGAAGGAAAGGATACTGTCCTGGTTCGGGAATTGGGGCAATGAACAAAGGAGTCGTATCGGCACCCAACAAGTACCCAACGATACCTGAATTCTCTTTCTTGAAGCTTCTGGTCGAGTACCAGACGTTCATCCCGGCGTAGGTATTGACAAAACTCGGGTTAAAGATGAGTGTTCCTTCCGAAACTGCCACGATTCCGGCGATATCGCTTCCAGTGAAATCGTAATCCGTAGTGGCTTCTTCATCAGTAACCACGAGGATTCCTGAGAACTGTCCCGCCGGTACAACAGCTTTGTAGGCTACTGGAACACTGGAGCTATTGGGGGTCATCCCTACTCGGATCATGCAGTAGGCGTCCCCGGCATCACTCCCCGGGAGATAGTCTCCCACGGTGACCCCTGAGGGTCTCGGTGTCAGGGTGTACTCACTGGTAGACAAAGCTCCCAAGGTATCTACTGCGCCACCTTTGTATGGTTTCCAACTTTGGGTGCTGCTATCCCATCCGAAACGAGTTTCGTAAGGATCATTGCGAGTCCACCAGAACCGGGGTGGCGATATGAAGTAACTCGCTTCAACTACATAATCCCCACGCCCAACCGAAAGGGCACCCCCGAAGGTGGCCGTTAGGACTGAACTTTTGATTGTTACCAGGTTGGCGTCAGGGTCTACAGCGTAGAAATCCGCAGCCACAAGTGTATGATCTGTATCCGTATCCCCACGATGAATTTTCACCGAATAGATATTCGAGATGCTCCGACCATTGGCATCTCGAACCACAACTCGGTTCGTGCCATCTTGCTGATAACCCGAGGTTGCCAACGTGTCTATGGTCTGTGTTGTCCCGATAGGGATTGAGTTGCTTCCTCCGACAATGACCCATGGGTCAGAGGGATCAAAGACCGTGGGCGCAACAATCGAGAGGTGGCTGGAGTTCGCCGCCCAGATCAAGTATTCAGAAGTTCCGCTGACAGGAGAGTTCAGAATGGCTGCTCGATACTGATCCCCGTGAAGGTCAACTAAAGCCGGGTTATTCCCCTCGACAACGGGGAGGCTCCCGGTCAAGGGCTTGATGTCTCTTACAACCCCACTCACCGGAAGGGCAGTTGAAGAGGCATTTGAGGAAGCCGCCCTCGCTCCGTTGATTACGTGTCCTGAAAAGCTGAATCCCATTTGTTATACCAACCCGCTTGTACTTGTTCCCGAAGCTGCTGTGGGGCTAGGAGGCCCGGTCACGGTGCCTACTGCTGTCGCCCCCAAAAGTTGAGTGGCAATTCCAATGCCCAATCCCTGTGCAACAGAAGCCGCTGCTGGCCCTTTGTCTGTCATCGCTGCGTAAATTGCTGCGGCCAAAGTTGGGCCATTCGTGAACGAAATCGCCCCAAGGTCAGCCCCGACCCCGACTCCCACCGAGACTCCTTTGTAGGTAGCCCCGATGAACGCCGTTGAAATCCCGGTCGCCACCGCAGTAGCCAATCGAGGAGCAACCACCCCCTTGATATTTGCCCCCGCCAGGGCTGTCACAACGGTAGCCACATTGGGGGGCACCACAGTTAGATTTCCATTCGTCTGACCGGTCCCTGCTGTCCCTGTCGTTACTCCGGAGATTACCAGGTTAGCAGGCACAATCGCCCACGCATAGACCCCATTCCCAATCGCAGTTGCCAGCTTAGGGAAGGAGGGGCCACTTATGGATTGCCCTGCTCCCGCTGACATTATGCCAGCCGTTATATTTGCTGCTGATAATGGCATCTCTAAACCGGCAACCCTATTTTGTGGCCGGGGCTTCCCATCGCACCTAAGAGGGGGGAACCCAACGGCAACCCTGTCAATGGATCAATGTCCGCACTACTCACAATGTTTCCAATCTTCCCCGGGCCTCCAAGGAAAGCACCTGCACTTCCACTTAATGAGGCTTTTCCAGTGCTTTTTGCTGTAACAGAAACCTGCCCCACCAATGTAGAGGAACCGGCCTTCGCCTCTATTGACACTGTACCAACCTTGACGGAGGTTGAGAGTCCCGAAGAAGCATCCAGTTCCGAAGTGTTCAATGCCGCCTTGTTGAGGATCTTGCCAGAAGTGGTCTGATACGTCATATCCCCAATCGTCATAGAGGTGGTGTGGTTCCCAAGTTTGAACTCTTCTTCCCGATCCCCGATCTTGTATGTGGATTTGTCTACGGTGCCACCCGGGATCATTCCAGAGAAGACCGTTTCTCGGTAGGGGCCATTCGTGGGCAGAAAGTCTTTTGGCCCGCTGTAGTTGTTGACCTCTTTCCCATTCGAGTTCTTGACAACCTCTTTGGCCGAGAGGGTCAACCGATCACCGGCTGTGACCTGCACTTCAGTTGATCCCGATACCGCTGTGGTGGCACCATCTACAAGGGTCTGGGCTGTGGATGCGATCCGAGTGTACTTGCTACTCTGCATGACGGCAGCACTGGCACCCTCAATCAAAACGCTAGGACGGGAATCGTCAGACCCTTCAATCCCGGCTGAATCTTGTGCCGCATCCCCCGTGCTAATCTGACCACCACCGTAGATATGTACTGCCCCGGATTCACTCTGAAGCCCCAAACCGATGTTTCCCGTACTGGGATCAGCAGTTTGTGAGCGCAAAACCAGAGCATCGAAATCCAAATCGAGGGTTTTGCAACGGAACTTCAAACCACCTTGCAGGGCTGCTTCTATCGAATTCTCCTGCTCGGGACCACCGACAAAAGCTTTGAGTTGCCCCTTCTTGTTCACAGACCAGGCAGTAGGGTGTGAGCCATCTATGGGGTTGAGTTTGAACAAGGTTGCCCCATGGTCACCCACCGGCTTACCCAAAGCCGAAACCAAATCCCCTACCGGGGTTGTGCCCTCAAACACAGAAAGCTGAAGAGGCAACCCATATTGTGATCTGCCCTGTTCTGTATGGGGATCGTTACCAACAATGCTTCCGCCAAACACCATCTCGACGAAAGGGGTATTGATCCCGCCCGCAGGAATACGATCAGCGTCCAGGCCATCCGTCTGCTCGGTCACCGGGAGAGTTCCGTCTGCTGTATGGCATATCTCCATACGGTATTCTGTCAAAGTCTCTGCGGATTCGTTCGCAGCGGTATTCTCGGGGATATCAGCCGGGGTTGTCAATGCCGACACCCGATACATAGGCTTGCCACCATACACGGCATCCGAGGTGGTACCCGGAACACCTAAAGGAGGTTCAACCGCATTCCCATTCTCATCAATGAAAAGGCCATCCTTCAGAATGGAGAAAGGATCAATGGCAGGTGGGAGAGGGAACTCAGGGTCAAGTTCACTGCCGTCGATGTCAATTCGTTTCCGCAAAGTTCTGGCCGGTGCCAATCGCCCTTCAGGATGCGTTGTCCACTCTTGGAGAAAAGGGGTGCCTGAAGGAGCTTCCTCGATCCCTGCACCATAGACGGGCTGTATGCCATCGTCGCCTTCGGCTCTTTGATCACCGGACTCCCAATACAACCCGTCACTAATCATCTGGGTTTGCAGGAGGGTGCCGTCACGCTGAACCATACCCCCATAGATACGAGTCCCCGACATGGCATGAAATTGCTGAAGGGAGCGCAGAATGAATGCTTGATCTTGGTCACGGAGTCGTAGTTCATTGCAACGCCGATTCATCAGCGTGACCGATTCGTCGAGAATTAGATCAGCACCTTTGGAAGAACTGGCGAGCACGTCGCCCGGCTGCATGTGCGCCATTTTATGTCGAACTCTCTGGAAGATGCCATCGACCATGGCATTCTGCCGAGAGGTGAAATCGTATTCATCCACGGAATACGGCTGTGTGATCATCCAATCAAAGCCGTGCCAAACTCCCTGTGGAATCCAGGCGAGCACAACCGGAATCTTCGCCCCTACGCCGCTCCCTGTCCCAGAACTCTCTTGGGGGAGGAACCCAACTACACAATGGTCTCCGACCTCGGGCATTGAACCAAGGAAGTGTCTTGCCCCGGCACCGGGGAATGAGAGGGGGACGGGGATTCGCTCATACTCTTCGTCTTCCCCGATGACGGTTCGCAGTTTCACATAGTAATCTTCGTAGATCACCTGAGTCACTACACAGACACCCAACGCAAATGCCGACTGACCCGCACTGGGGGAACCTTTGCGGAGCTTTGTTTTGACTCCAATATCTCGTTCGAGCTTTGCTCTCTCAATGGATTTTGTAGGGGGAGGTGTCAGCATATTGTTACTCCTCTCCTAAAGTGCTGGCAGACTGAGCGATGGATTCTGCTTGCGCAGAGGTCACCAAACTTCCGGTTTTCATCGTTTTGATGGACTCGTTTATGGCCTCCAGAGTGCTCTGGCGAGGGTTCTCAGTGGGGCGTCCCCGGATATTCCTCTGGAAATCCTCCCAATCTGCCCGCTTCCTGGCGATGGCCAAAGCTTGTGCCCGATCTATTTCACTCAACTCTTCGACTCCGTCGATCTCTGTGAACGTCTCGATAACCCCGATGTCCTGCGATTCCAGAATCGTAGCGAAGTCGGTAGACATGGCCTCCATCAAAACCCCGGCTTCCATGGGGCGCAGGTCGGAGACATCCAGACGACTCTGATGGAAATTGAGATCGGCCAGAGAGTATGCAGCATTCCCAGCCGAGAGTTTTTGTACAGCATCCCTCTGATCCGCAAAGAAGTTCTCAGGGCGGTACCGAAGCTCATCCCCATCTACCCTGAGAATCCCGATGTCAAGAAGCTCTTGCTCCGAGTATGTCTCTTCCAAAGAAGACACCAATGCGGCTTTCGCAATCTGGTAGTCCTTGTAGTCTTGTGAGCCTTGTTCCTTGCCGCTCTTGTGCAAGTTATCGAGGTACTGTTCGAGGACAGTTTGGTCGATTGCAGCCATGGGATCTGCATTCATCAACTGATTGAGCACATTGTCCTTGGAGACCCCGACTCCTCGACCGTAACGATATGAACCGATTACTTGATAGCCTTGGGCATCCGAGACCGGGAAGATGGGGCTTTCGATTGTCTTTACTGTCGCTGCCTCCTTTGAGTCCAGCCCCCCCTTGGTCATACTCAAACCGGTGAACGCTTCCATGGCTGTGTTGGCATCGTACATGAGAGTTTTGACTTTCTTCCACTTTTTGTTGGGGTCTTTTGTGCTCTCAAATACTTTATCGCCCTCAGCCTCGGCAAATGCTTTACGTTCTTCGTAGGACTTCATGAGCCTTTGTGCGAATTTCCTCCCCATCGCTTCTGAAATCGAGTTAGTCAAAATCATCTTGTTCTTGATCCCCTGTTCCCTGATTGCAGGTCTCGCAAGGATCTCTTCAATTGTCCCGAGGAAATTCTCATCCGTGAGATCCGGATATGGGCCTGGGGTCACATCAGTCTGATTCTCCGTAATTGATTCCGGCATGATATTCCATGCAATCTCAAGAATGTCATTCAATACATCACTTTCTGAGGCTTTCTTGACAACAATCAGCTTGAACTCTCTGATTGCCACATCCCTGATAGCAACCATAATAGGAGGAAGTCTCGTTTTCTTCTTTGTGCGGGTACTCTTTTTGCCTTCCGCTTTCACATCGAAGTACCCAAATGCGATGTTCTGGATCTCAGACGTTGGTAAAATCGTTCTCGTGCCGCCCGTCTCGACCGCCAGCCCTTTCTTTACGCTGACCCCATATTTGTAGAGAGCTTCAGGTTTCGGGTCTTCGATGCTCGTGATGTCGGGCAAGAATCCAAGTCCGACTTGAGGCCCTCCCTGAAGATCCTCATCTCCTTGTTGATTCGGTGTCGGGTGCGCGCATGAATAATAGCGATATGTCCCCGGGGCACTCTTGTCCGAGAAAACACATTTCTTATCCCTCAACAAATCCAACAGGGTGCGGGAATTCTCGAAATCATCGAAGTCAGGATTCTGCCCTTTCAGTTCGATCCCAACAAGCCCAGTAATCGCTTTCAGAATCTCGATATACTCGATTGCATCCTGGTCAACCCCGGCCTTTTCTGCCAATGACGCTTTGTTAGCTTCGGCATTCGCAACCTCGGTTTTCTTCTTCGCAATCTTTGCGGCCACCTCTTTCGCCTTGGCCTGAACTGCTGTGTCGTCGCTGTTCAGATAGTTCTCGTAATCTGCCTCCAGTTTGTTCAACTCGGCCAAAAGGCTGTTGAGTTTTCCTGTCGCTGTCGTGATAGCCTCTGTGGTCTTCGCAGACAACTGACTGAAGGCATCTGCGACCTTCGAGAGGTTGATGGTCTGGGAGGAGGCATCGGGGGGATCTTGCCCCACGAGAATTGTGACCACATCGTCTGATCTGTCTTTCTTGTATGTGTAAGCCCCGGTATGCTCATTGTATTCGTCATAGACCCGAGTGATGATGTTGCCTTCATTCGCTGCCAATTCGAGAAGATTCTTCAATACCTCGGGCTTCGAGAGATCGGCAACTCCACCATCAGGGGCCAACGAGTAAAGCGGGTTGATTTCATTCGGGTCAAGTGCCATTACGACATTGGGGAAACCCTTGAGCAACTTCTTTTTGACCCCCCCCTTAGTGTCTATGATCCCTAATGGGCGTGGTGCCATGTACGCCTTATCCAAATGAATATCGTCAATTCCATTGCCCTGCATTTTCCCGGGAGCATAGAACTTGGCTCTTTTCGCCAACAACTGCAGGCTCGTCGTACACTGGCCCCCATACTGGAAACTGTGACTGAAAGAGTTGCAATAGTAAAAAGCGTCCAGATAGGGAATGTAAACCGGGTACCCTGGCCGTAGCTCAGGTCGCAGAGGGATCGTCAGGGAAGCATAGTTTGTTCCCGCATTGAGCACGTCCAACCGGTTGACGGCGGCGTAAAACATTGCCCTCGCACTATTGAAATACGAGGTTTCAAAACTCTGCCCACGCCACCCAAACTGAGCCACGAGCCTGAAATCGATGTACTGACCCTGCACCCCCCACTCATTTTCCATCCCGGTGCCTAACATATTCTTGAAGTGCGGCCCCTTGACGGTCATGTACGTAACTTCAGGTTCCTTCTCCGAGAAGTTGAGACTAACGATATCAATGTCTTCGATGCGGTAGATCCGTGAGGTGCTCGTATCGAGGTTGTAAAAAGGAGGCTTGAAAACCAGATCTCCATCCACATCCTGGTAGAATTCGAACCCGGTGATCTCACAAACCTTCTGGGCGATGTCCATCTTGGTTTCATAGGTGGACTCGAACAAATTCACCTCACCCATCTGCCCGATGTCTTTCACGAACGCAATCATCTCAAAGAGGTTGATTTCATTCGCCCCTTCATGAGATTGTGCGCCGAATCCTGCAATGTCGATACCGGCCTTCTCAATCGCTTTCTTCTTTTTGGGTTTTACAAGGCCCAGAGTCATAGCCGTGCTGAATATCCGATAGGCATCGTCTTTCTGATCCCCTTTAGGATAACGTTTCTTGAACAGGGCATTGACCGCAGAGGTGGAAAGCCGCCCGAGGAAAGCAGCCTGCGAAGCATTGAAGAGATGTCCCGTCGCACCATGCATACGCAACTTCATCATCGTCGTATTGAACCGTTGCTGCCAATACTTGAGATTCAACGAAAAGAGTGCCTCTGCGTGTTCATTATTGCCAATCTTTGCTGCTTGATTGGTCTTCTGGCTTAATGCCCAACCAACCCCTTGTGCTGCACCCCCCACATCTCGGTACAACTTGTAGATGATTTCGTAGGGGTGCCAACCGGTGAAATTGTGCCCAATGAAGGTAGTTCTATTCTTGGAGCCGGGGGCGCGGGCACCAAAATGCGAAGCACTGGTGCTCATTGCGTGGTAGCTCCAGAAGTACAACATGGAACCGCAATTCAAGGAAGCCGTTTGAAACCCCCCGCTATACGCATGGTCAGCCTGAGTAACAACCCCGTGGAACACATGATAGTAGGGGTACGCCATCAGGTCATCAGAAGGCTTCTTTCGATGAACCACAGGGGGTCTGGTCTGGGGTGGGATCAGATCGGAATCTATAGCATCGATAAGCTCTTGGGCACTATCGTCCCGGTTCTTCTCTACCGTAGAAAGCACCGAAAGCGGGTAATGATGCGCCTTGGCAGTCATCCCACTACCACCGGGGCCATATGCCTGATTCACCGGCCCGTGCCCTTGGTTGTATGCGGCTAACACTTTGTACCAATCGGTCTCACCTGTCGCTTCATCTGTGTAATAATTCACAACCAACCAGTGCAAGTGAGCGGTACCCATCCGGATATTGGCTTCATTGTTCTGGAGAAGGAACGCCTCATCTACTTCATCAGGGTTGTATCCGGCTTCTCTTGCCCGGTCTTTCGCAGTCCCCGCTTTCAACTGCATGAGGCCGGTGGCCCCCACACTATTCGGTGGGCAATACTTGAAGTTAGACTCGATTGCCATGGTAGCTTTCACAATGTCAGGAGGAACATTGTAATCCATTGCGGCTTGATTTATGTATTCGTCGAACTGGTCGTTGTCCTCAATGTAGCCCGACAGGTCTTTATAATCCCCGTCCCGTGCTTCTTTCCCCTCTTCCATTGATGCTGCTGTCGTATTATCAAAGGAAGGATTCACAGCTTTATCAGCCATCTCCGCAAGTTCTTCATCACCAGCCGCATCATCGGATACTACTTTCGCTTTCTGGGCCGTCTCATTGTAGATCCCCGACTCCTGATCCACATAGTCGCTGACATAGCGGAACAACCCCCTCACGGGGAAGTAGCCCCGCATATAAACGTGGATCTCTAATCCGGGGCGCAGAATAAACTGGGCGTCCCGAATGAAGGGGTCGGCACTATGGACGGGGATCGAAAGACTGATATTTGCGGAGGCCCCACCCGGATCTGTCCCCGCATCCACACTCACGGCAGTAATGTACGGTTGAATGTTGACACGCCGCCTTTTCCCTTGAGCCAAATCCCCAGGGATTGTCAAATCACCATTGACGTACACGAGACAATCCGGAGTATACTGAACTACTTTCTTCTGGTTCAGCTTCCAGGAGCCTACATAGGGGCGGTTCTCAATACCCACTAGCTATTCCCCCTTGGATTGAAATAAGGTTGTCTCGGTACCGGCTGCACGGCTTCCGTCGATATAACGCTGGGGGCTACAATCCCCTGCGAAGAGACTGATAATGACGTGGCCAGATTACCTTGTGAAGCCGTGGTTTCAGTTGTGTCCGAGGCGATCAGTACCGCAGGGCCATTCACTTGATCGGAGGATTCTGCGGGAGAGGGTACCGGGAGAGGGTTCTCAGCATTCCCTGTCGTATCCGTGGTGAGGCGGGGATCGTTTTCAGCCATATTTGGGGAGTTGATCGGTTTGATCAATCCGACAGGCGGCTGATGCCGGTCGTATTTCTGGACAACTGTGAAATCCAGATCGAAGGTGATGCCACCACCAGGTTGGGCTTCTTCATACCCCCAATTGAATGAGTTGAAGTTCCCCACATAAGTGAACTGGTCATAGTCGATGCTCACAACCCCGATCAAAGGGTGTGCCTGTGACTGCCCCAGAATATCGTAGATGTACCCATTGTTCTTGAAGAAAGCCAGGAGACTCATCAACTGCTGGAACGAGGCTGAATCCCGCTTCGAAGCAAACTGTACACCCGTGGGGACGTTCGTGTGCCACGCCTTCGGATCAAAGCTCCCCTGTCCTGCATAGAAGGCTCCGATGCGCCCTGAGAAGGTCATCCTGGCTTGTTCTTCCCCATATGCCTGGAACACAAGACCCGTGCGGGTTCTCTCGTTGTACTGTTGAATCTTCTGGTACTGGATCTGAAAGCTCTCCGGGTTGATGAACAAAGTAAGCGGGGGCATGTTCAAAACCCGCTCCAACTGCATCCCGATATTCTGAGCCGTCTTCATATCGGTAATGGTGGGGGCATTCTTGTTTTTCAGTTCGACGTTACCTTTGGCTGCTGCGGGCGACCCTGAAGTATTGGGTCTGCCCCCGACAGTGTACTGCTCCATGACAGAAGTTTTGTTGCCGTCTACAGCATCAGCATTCTGGGTGGAGAGTTGCTCTTTTGAGAGCATGAAGTTCTGATTATTGCCCGAGGCGATGTCTCCAACCAGGCCCAGTTGAATGGGCTTTCCTTTCGTCCCCTTTTCGTCTCCGCGCAATAGGGCAGGACGTTCCATGTAAAGGAGTGGGGGCATAATCTGGAGGGTGAAGGGGGAAAGCAACCGCAGGAGAGTGTTGGTGCCTTCCATGGGCGTCGAGTATTGCTGCTCAAACTGAATTGCGGTTTCGGAGCCAGTCCCGACTTTGTAATCCCCGGCTACAGGGATTCCTACGGTATCCAAATCCCCGGTGCCGAAATCATCCAGCGCACCAGCTACTTTGTCCCACAGGTTTTGTTCGTCTCCCGCCATTATTCGTTATCCTTTAGCTTCTTCGCTGCCGCATCCCAGATCCCTACCGCCAATTGCCCGAAGACCCCCGATTTCTGGATCGCAGTCTTGGCCTGTGCCCCGTAGGACTTCGCCGCATCTGTTTTCTTCGCCCGTTTTCTAGTGCCCGAAGGCGTTTTCTTTGACCCCTTCCGCTCCGACACCTTCTGTCCACTAATCTCCCCCTCAGGAACAATAATGCTTCCTACGTCCCGCAAAGTTGCTCCTGGCATCTCAGAGGGATCGGGGTTATCAAATCGAGACGGGAATTCTTGTGGCATCATAGTCGTTTTGAAGGACATCAGTTCTTTGTGGATCTGAAACTCTGCGGACAAATCGAACTGATATGGTTTCGCCGCTGCTTCCTGCACACTGAATGAATTGAACCACCCCAAATGAACACCCTCATCGAATGTCACCTTGATGATTCCCTGAAAAACGATGTTCCCCTCTCCGTCGTAAACTGACCCATTGCTATGGAACAAGGCCAGCATATCGAGGTACTTGTCGTAGGCGATTGTTTCTCGGCGGGTACCTCCAAGGTCTTTAGCAAACGGGCCACCGGTGATGTTGGAGAGGCCGCTATAAAGGCGCATGAAGCCCCCTGTGGCCATTTCGAGGGACATCGTACCTGGACCTTCACCCCAATGCTGTTCGACAAAACCTCCCTTGGTCTGGATACGTTCAATTTGTTTCGTGTAGGAGAATTTCATGGTGGTGGGGTTCACATGAAGAACCATCTTGAGATTGCCCGGGAGCAGGCTGGTTTCGAGATCAGTTGCCAAGACATCAAACACGACAGGGCGAATACCCAGACCCAGATGGCCGTCGTCAGGAGATTGGAAGGCACTTTCAAAGATATGTCTAGGTTGCTGACTCACGCGGGCACAACTCCTGTCGCTTCAAGGGCACGTTTGACGGTGCGATAAACTTCATCTTGATTGCCACCATGGATATGGACAGCAACTTGGCCTCCACCACCCGTTGGGGCTGCAGCCCCGGCTCCTCGGGTCATCGTATCAATGGCACCCCCGGTGCGAGAACCCATGAGGCTGAGATCGTCGGCCTTGGAGAATTTGGTGACAAGCTCTGCCCCCTTGGAACCGAATCGAACGAGGAAGTCCTGCGCAACCCCCATGTGCCTACTTAAAGTACCCCCAACGGCTCCTCCGGCAACGCCGACTCCTTGTTCCTCCAACATCTGCCAAACCGTCTTCTCTCCCCGTTTCTTGCGTAACCCTTCTTTAAGTTGTCTGGGGACTTTTCCAGCCAACAAAGCCTCTACCATCCCCCCAGCGGCCTCCCCCTTAATCCCAGCGGCTGCGACAACGTTTTCTGCCACTAATCTTTTCTGTGCTTCTACATTTGCTTCTGCCCACTCTTCAGGTGCTGACTTCTGCATGAAATCTTCGAACTTGTTCGTCTTGGCGTTTTTGTCTTTTTGTAGTCTCTGCCCCCTCTTTTCGGCCTCGCTAATATCGTCTAGTATTGCAGACTGACCCTCCCCGGCTGTCAGTAACTTCGCACTTTCCTCCTCTCTGATTTTCTGCTCTAGGGCTGCTTTTCTTTCTGCCTGAAGAGTCTGTTTTTCTGTTTTTTTCGCAAGAATCTCGACAGCTTCCGCTACTTTATCTTTTTTCTTACCCACACTTTTCTCTAACTCAGACAACTCCGTTCCCCATGCTTTTGCTACAGCGGGCTTTCTCTTTTTACGAGCCTCCTCCTCGGGGCCACCATACGCACCAAACCCGGTGCCTGACACCCCAATCGCAACCTGAGTCGCTACATCTTGTTTAGAGATCCCTCTACCCCTCTCCCAAGCTTTCTTTTTTTTGTACGCTGCTGATTCTTTTTTCAGTTCCTCTTGTGCTCTTGCTACGGCGACTTTTTCCTGACTGGTGCCTATAGTCTCCTCCCCCCACTCTTTTCCCATCCTTTCTTTAACTGCCCTATCCACCTTCTTCCTCTTTTCTTCCGCGACAGCGTCCATCGCAGACGCCTCAAGAGAACCTGCTCCCGCTTTGTAGTCCCCTGTAACCTTCAACAATTTCTTGAGTCCCTCCTCATCTGTGAGATTCAGTAGAATATCGGAAGCCTTATTTAACTTTTGGATATGTACTCGGAACGCCTTCGCATTTTCTACTCGGTTCTTGATTTCCGCTTCGATTGCTTTTCGTTCTTCAGGGTCTTTGGCACCTGCCAACTTGGTTTTTAAACCCGGAATCGCTCCTTCTTGCTCTGTTACTTTTTTCTGCGCATCTAGTATTCTTTTCGATATGTTGGACATGGCTATAGGGATGTCTGCTTTGACATCGTCTGAAAATTTGTCCCCAGTAATCCAACCTACAATGCGTGAAATTTGGACCCAGATCTTCTCAAGGATCATCTGAATGCCATGCTCCAAACGATCTGCCATAGTGATCGTAGCTGTAGACACATTTCGGGTTAACTTCGTCATTTCACTGACATCTGACCTCTTAGAGGCTTCCATGAGGGCATCACCCTGCGTAGCGATATATTCCTCCATGTTCTCAATAGCGTCCTTCTGCTTGATCACATTCCCGTCGGCATCCACCGTGGCTTTGTATATCTTGCCGTCAATCTCTTTCACAAGGCCGAACTTCTCGGCTGTTTCCTTCTGGGATGCAAGAAACTCTTTCATCACCTCAGAATCCTTCTCGGCATTCTTGAACCGGGCTATGTCCAT